TTTAGGTCTTCAAAGGTTGGTAACTTGTGATATTTTAATACATGCTTGTCAATTATACCATGAATTTTTTGGTAGGTTGTTGATGGTAGGTAATGGGATTTCAAACGATTCCAAGTTACAAAATCGCCTTGTGATATAATCTGTTTAAGTAAAGCTGATGCTAATGTCAATTATTCTCCCAAATAAAGCGAGTACGGAGCGTCACTCGTGATACAAACCCCGCACTCTAAGTTTTAACTAGCCAATGTTTTTTCTTGCACTGCCGTCATAGTCTGCACAAGTTAGACCTCTTCTTGTAAGCATTGTTTTCACTCCTCTTACAGTTTTGCCAACTTCGTCTGCAATATCTTCGACTGACATGCCAGAAATGTCTAGATCAGCAAGAACGTCTGCTTTACCGTTGCCTTTTACATGCTCTTGTTTTGGTATAGCATTAATCTCGCCAGCTCTTAGTAAAGAAAGTGCTTTACCTCTGATTGAGTTTACACTTCTTCCTAGAGATTCTGCAATCGCTTCAACGAAAGCTCCATCATTTACCATGTTGATAAATGTTGATTCTTCATCATCGCTGTAAGTCTTTACAGATTCCATCTTTGGTGCAGGCTTAACATGCTCTGTTAACTGCATAGATAGAATTTTACCTTGAATTGACTTGGCATTAAAATGCCCGCCTTCAAAGTTTTCAGCAATCTCAGCATATGTATACTGACCACTGTTATCATTTACAAAATTAGCAAGAGTTGATTCTTGTTCATCTGTAAAAGATTTACTTACTGAAGCAGAAGCTAATTCTACTTCGTAGCCCATTTTTCTTAATTTAGAAGATACACTTCTTGAAGATGTATCTAATTCAACAGCTGCATCAGCAACCATTACTTGAGAAACAGGGCCTTCACCAACAAAATCAACAAGTTGTTGGGTTCTTTCATCTGTCCACTTTGGTACTGCCATTATTTTTCTCCTATTAATAATTTTATATTGGTTATAATCTCGACTCCTCGATCTCGAGCAGTCTTGGTTTTTGCTGACTCAATCCCACTTTCATTAATGAGATGAGTGCAATCTTTCGTTAAACTTGATTTTACTATGAATCCATAGTTTTCAAGTACTTGTTGTGCATGAGCCTTACTAGCATAAGTTTTCAACTTACCACTAATACAGACTGTTCCTTTGACTTCTTTTACTTCTACTGCTTTATATGAACTTGTAAAA